ATTTAATCCTAATAAAATATCTAGCCCCATAACAAATACTAATGCTATAAATTCAGCTATCCATCTTATAATTCCATCTCTCATTATTCTGCTTTTATAACTATTTTTATTTTTCCAAGTTTTTAATAACCCTGTTCCAAAGTCTGTTCCTTTAGATAGTAAATAAAATAAGAACAACCCCAATACTCCAGTTGGTAATAAACTTAATAAACCTTCTTCAAACATTTTTCTTCCTCTTTTCTACAATCACTTGAAATTTTAAATATAAAAAAAGAACCTTTAGGCTCCTAATTTTTTCTATGAATATATTTGATATTTTCTCACAAGATATTATTGTGAACTATTTCACCCTATGTAAGAGAATAAGATACCTCCTGACAATAGGTTCTACTTAATTACTTATTCTCTTATTAAACTTACTTTATTCTTTCTTTTATCTTTTCTTCTAACCTTGAAACTAAATTATTAGTTTCACTATCTAACACAACAAAACTCTCTTTATTATTACTAGATACTATAGTTCCTAATTCATCTACTTCTCTTGTAGTATAAGCTATTCTATTCCCTACATTATCTTTTATTACTGCAAATCCAGTTAATATCTTTATAGTTTTACTCATCTTCTTCATGCTCCTTTAATAATAAATTTTCTAATTCAAATGTTAATTCTTTCATTAAATCTTCTTCGTCAGTTTCTATTTCATTTTCAAAACTAAATATGTCAATTTCATCACCTTGTGTTTCTATATCTGGCAGATCTAATCTATTAATTTCATATCCTTTCCTTTTTGCTTTTAATTCCCAACTAAAACTTGTTCCTGGTTCTCCTTTAACTATGAAATACGTTCTATATCTTTCTATAGATGTTATTTTCCCATTATATATTTGAGTGAAAACATGATAAGCTAAATTTGTGTTTACACATTCTAAAAATATATCATCTATTTCAAGATAACATTCTCCATCTTCATTTATTCTTCCAAAACCTAAATCTCCAAAGTAATATTCAGCAGTTTCATAAGCATTTATAAGCCTTGAACCATAATTTTTAGTTTCTTGCAAACAGTTCTTACTTCCATTTACACTTAATGATTTAGCAACTATATTAGCATTATGAAAAGTCCATCCATTGAAATTATAATTACCCCAACTAATTAGATTGTCCCCTGTTCCTGGATGGGAAGCTTCAGAAACTAGAAATCTTGCATTAAAACTTTCCCCTGATTTATATCCAAGAACAGCTCCATTATCTCCATACATACCTAATAAATTATTTATTGTACCAGTTCCATTATTCCAAGATATTGCACCATCTATTTCTGATAAGAAATTTGTACCAGAATATAGTTTAAGCCTTTTATTTATATACATAGGTGCATATACATTAATACCTTTTTTATAAGCTACACCATCTACAATTTGATCACTACTCCAAAAATCCATAAAATTATATTGAGTATTGCTAGATGACCATCCTGTTGTTAAATCAGCTTTGTCAATATGTGAAATTCTTATATAATCCCCATATTTGGCTAAAGAAAGATTAACTCCATTTATATCTCTATTTTCATTAAAATAAGATATTGCTATTCTTAGCATCTGCTCATTCTTTTGTGAATCCTGAAAGGTAATTCCTCCAGAATCTAATCCAACCCATCTAGCTCCAGACTGACTTTTTGCTGTTCCAGTAAAAATTAAATTCCCATTAGTATCACTGTTTAAAACAGTTGTTCCAGCTTTATTTTGAATTGTTAATCCACCATTTTTTATGGTGAGTCCATTCTTATCCATTACAAATTGAGTTGTGCTTATAGACGAAGTTCCTCCACTTATTGCACTGCTTATTGTAGTAGTAAGAGAAGTTGCTGTTAATTTGCTTTCAGCAGTAGAAACTCTATTTGTTAAACCACTTATATTATTATTAATAGTTGTTATCTTTGATTCTGTAGTGCTTACTTTTTGAGAAATACTATCTGTTGTAGCTTTTATTTCTGATACTTTATTAGTTATAGTTTTATTTACAGTTGTTATTTGTCCATCTGTATAACTTTTGGCACTATTTATAGCATTAGCTTTAGCTGTATTTATTTTACTTTCAACATTTGTTTTAGTTTCATAAGTTCCTGAAACAGATAAATTTATACTATCTTTAGCAACATTAATTGCTGAATCTGTTTGAACCTTTGTGTATACTTCTGATTTGGTATACACATCAGTTTTATTTGCTTTTGAATCAATTACTGAATCAATATCTTCAGGTGCTGGTGTCCAATCTGTACATTTAGTTCCTTCTTCAATTTGTACCTTGGATATATAAACAGTATTAGTATTAATACCATACACAAAAGGCTTCATATAATAAACATCTTGTGTATTTGGTGTTTCAAATACAACCCAAACTTTTGTCCATTTATTTGCTTCTAAGTTTCCGCTTGCAGAAATAACTTTTTCTAAATGCTGTCCACCTGTTTCAGAAGTGTTTAACCACATGTGTAGTGGATTAGAACTATTTACTATCATACTTCCACTAGACTTCATCATCATGCTATACACATAAGTTGTATTTCTTTTTAATTTGATAAATGAATTATATTGAATACCTGAATAACCAGTAACTTTTATAGTTTTTGTACCATCAATAAAAGTTCCTTCTACCTTGCCAATTCCACCACCATTGCCTATCCAATTACCTAAACCATATTGATCTATATTACTTTTAAGAAATAAATTTCTTCCACCAAGTTGTATACTATTGACTGCATTAGTTATTTTATTTTCAACATCAGTCTTAGTTTCATAAGTGTTTTTAACACCAAGCTCAATACTATCTTTAGCTACTTTTATTGCTGAATCTGTTTCAGCTTTAGTGTAAGTTTCTGACTTAGTATAAACATCTGTTTTTGAAGCTTTTAAATCTATCTTACTATTCAATTCAGTTTTAGCTGATGCAACTTTAGAATCAGCATCTTTTCCAGCTTGTGTGATTGCTTCAGTTTTCTTTGTATCTGCATAATTTTTTGAAGTTGAAACAGCTGAATTTACTTTAGTTTCAACATTACTCTTAGTTTCATAAGTTTCTGAAATTCCTAAGTTAATGCTATCTTTAGCAATATTGATTGCAGAATCTGTTTGTGACTTAGTATATACTTCTGATTTGACATACACATCAGTTTTATTCGCTTTTGTTCCAATTACTGAATCGATATCTTCAGGGGCTAATGTAAAATCTGTAGCTTTATTACCTTTTTCAACTTTAACCCAATGAATTGTTGAATTTGATGTAACTGTCCCATTATTGGGGAATCTGTAAAAACACATCAGAGCATGTCCATCCGTTGGTTTTGTTGGAATATTACTACTATAGTAATTTGCTTTAAAAGTTGCTGAAATAATTTGTTTACTTGTTCCATTGACAGATAATATACATTGTGGAGCCATACCACTCGAAAGATACGGTCTAAAACTTTGAACATTTTCAGCAGGTGTAACACATAGTGTTACTGTATAAGTTTCACCTTCAACAAATAATTCAGATGGAATATAAGTATTTGTATCATAATTATTATTTGTAACCTCAACACCCGAATTTAATAATAAATTTCTTCCACCTATTTCAATAGAATCAATTTTACCAATTAACTCATTTTTCATAGTAGTTAATTCAGTTGAGTTAACTTTTAATGTTATTTGATTTTTTAACTGCTCAATACTTGATTTTTGTGTAGATACTTTAGAGTTTAATCCATCTATTAAATTAGTATGACTACTAACTGTACTCTTAGTTCCTTCAAGATCTCTTTGAACACTATTAACTTTAGTATCAACACTTGTAATATTACCTGTTAATTCATTTATCCTTGTTGTATGTGTTCCTATTGTACTATTAATAGAATCAACTTTAGAAACAGTTCTATTATAATCATCTTTAAGTAAAATAGTTTTCCCATCTTTAACTATTTGAGTATTATTAATAGCTGTATTTATTTGTCCTTGCATTACTCCTATTGTAGTAGAATGATTTTCTATTAATAACTTAGCATTATCAGCCTGATTTTTAAGAGAATTAAAAGCTACTTCTAAGCTTTGTCCTACAAAATCTATTGCCACTTTACTAGCTTTAATTAACTGTGTATTAGTATCTTTGTTAAGACCAATAACAAGAGAACTATAGTTTATTTGCTTTTCTCCTATAGCATCTGTAGCAACCATATTCCCTTTTATTAGATTATCAGCTATAGCCTTTTCCTTAATTCCAGTATGGTCTATAAGTGTTGTAGTACCATCTTCTCCACGCAAAATAAAGTTAAAATTCCCCTTTGCATCTTGTCCCATCTGAATTCTAACTTTATTATTTTTATCTTTAAATTGTTGAGTAGCTCCTACAATTTCAATTCCACCATTATCACTTACTATTCTAAATTTATTAGTAGAAATATTACCAGCATTAATTTTAGAAACATCTAAATTAGCTATCATGGCATTAGTAATAAATCCATTTGCTATTGTTAACTTATCACTTGTTATTCCTCCAGCTTGAATATTTTCACTTGATAAGTTCCCATTTACAAGTGTTTTTATATTTGCTAGTTCAGAGTTAATTATATTAATATTACCAACAACTGCATTTAATTCTGTTATATCTGCTTTATTTATTAATGCATTATTAATTTTCACATCATTTGCTATTAAATTTTGTATGTTTGCATTAATTGCGTTTAAATCTGATATATGAGCAACATCAATTATAGCTTCTTCAATCTTCGCGGTTTTAGCTTCTAATATTTGAGTTCTAATAGATACTGCTTCTACATCTTTAATGTTAGCTTTTTCTATTAATGCTTCTTTAATTATTGCTTGTTCTATTATAGCTCTATTAACTTTATTAACAATTCTTCCACTATTAGAAAAACTATTTTTATTTTTAGTTTCTCCTTTTGCTCCTATTTCAGAAGTAAGTCCACCAGTATAACTAATCTTTTGACTTAATATAGGTATCTTTCTTATAACATTTTTTATATCTGTTACAGTTACAATATCGTAAGGATCTAAGGATAAATCTCCTTGCCATTTCATAGAATAACCTAAATAAGATAATCCATTTAACTTATTATATACATCATTTAATATAGTTTCAGTTACCCAAGGATTTTCAAATCCCAACTCCATAGAATCAGTTCCAGTTGAGCCTTTATATAAAATATTATTTTCATCTATTTGACAAGAAATTTTACCTATTTTATATTTCACTTCTTCTCTCTTATAATCAAAATAATTATTGCCATCTATAGATTTTTTAATTTCACTTAAACTTTTAATAGTAAACTTACCATCTCTAGTTATAACAGCATTACCACCACAAATACTTGCTACATACGAAAGAACCTCTCTACAAGTAAAGCCTCCCAACTTACTTACTGTGTAATTTGGAAGGCTTCCTATAAATTCTATTCCTGTTATTTTAGATAGCTCATTAACTACTTGTTTTAATGTTGGCTTATCTCCTAAACTAGAGAAATAAGGAGTTTCAAATTTTATCATGTTATCATAGGCTGTAAATTTAGTTGTATAGTCAGTTTTTTCAATATCATCTATATTGAATATACCCATTAATATATATTCTATTGTAGAGCCTATTTTTAATCCTATTTCAACTTTAATTTGGCTTGTACTATAAATAATATCTCCTCTATTTAGTAAAGTTAAGTCTAAGCTTTGAGATATTGTATCCCCTATAC